TAATTCAGGACGTGTAGTCATTTTAGTTTTCCTTTAAATGTGGATGTTATTTCTTACCCAATAGACGCAGAGTTGCCGCAATATGCGGTGATATTTCTGCTTCTTCCATTAGGGTTACAGGTTCATCAGTTACAACAGAGCTTAAGCTAGGTGTAACCTTCTTACCAAAATAATTTTCTTTAATAGTGTGAAGTTTGGTTTTGAAGCTTTCTGCATCCTCATATATAAGTTCTTCGGCAAGGCCTTTGAACTTTTCTACGTCGGTGTCAGCCATACCAGTAGAGAAATCTTTAATCGCCGCACCGCGTTTCATTTCGTTAACTTGTTTGGTTAACTCAACGTTTGCAGATAATTGCTCGTCAAGCTTGGCTTTAATAGCTTCTGCTTCTTCTTGCAATTCTGCTAGAACATCGAACTTTTCTTCTGGAACTTCGATGTGGTGTTGTTCGAAAAGACCCTTCATACCAGAAATAAAACTTTCAGTAATCTCATTCTTCATACCATTTTCAAGGGCAAGCTCATTATCTGTCATCCACTGCTCAACTACGTAATTGAGATATCCATCAACTTTTTCAACAAGACCCTCTTTGATTTGTTCAACTTGCTCTGCAAGTTTACCATCAAACTCTTCTTCTAGTTTAGCAATCTCTTGCTTAACTCTAGAAACTACTGCTGCTTCAAAAATTGTAGCAGCCTTAGTCTTAAATTCTTCTGAAAGATCTTCACCGTTTACTAGAGCTGCAACATCTTCTGAAACGTCAATGGTGATTTCTTCATTAGTATATTCTGCAATTACTTCTTCGGCAACTACTTCATCTTCAAGTTGCTCTGTATCTTCTGCTTGTAGCTTCTTTGATTCTTCAAGAAGCTCTGCAATTTTTTGTTCAATTGACATTGTGTTCTCCTAATAACTGGATGAGTTCTATAATTATTTATCTATTTATTTATTTCAGATTTTTTAGAAAATTCTGAAAAGCCGTGATAGAGGCTTCATTTAATTTTTTAGATGGAGTATGTTGAATTGTTTTCTTAGTATCCTCTATCTGTTTTTGCTCAAATTTCCCATCAATAAAAACCCATTCAACCGATTCCATAATACCTCTTACAAAAGCATCTGGAGCAGAAGGATCGGCAACGATATCAGCTGCAGTTGACAACATAAAATCGTCTTGAACAATTTGAACTCCTTCGTTATTAGACTTAAGAGATCCAAGTGCTCTGCTAGAAACGCCGAGATTGGCACCACCTTCTAAAAGACCACGTGCGATATTACCCATTGGTGTTTCTAAAATCTTTGCCTTACCAATCCAATTCGTGCCTTCTTTACGAAGGTCAACTATAAGATGTGATACACGATCTAAATTAATAGATGGAGTATCTGGGTGTCCTAGTTCCCCATAAGCACGATTCTGCTTAACTAGAGATTCCATATAACGGCCAACTTCTTTATCCATAACAGACTCTGGATACATACGCCCATTGCGATTCTTTAGTTCTGATTGAAGGAACACGCCTTCAATGTAGTATTCTTTTCCCTTACCAAGTTTATTTTCGGTAATAACTTTCGTATGCTCTACAGTTTCTCTAATTAAAAACATGGTTAGCTTCCTACTGCGGTTGTATCGTCATATTGTGAGAACTGCGCAGTTTCAATCTTAGATGTATATCCTGCAACTTTTCTTAACTCTAACCATAGTTGAACTAACCCAGTACTAGTTACAACTATATCGTTTGTGTTATTAATGCTATCTCTAAATTCTGCTTGGTCAAAAAATATTTGTCCTGGATTATCAGCTACTAGAGTAGCAACTACTGTTCCTCCACGTGTTATTGTAACAAATGCACCTATTGCACCAGCCCAATGCATTGCCATTACATCAACAGTTGGGGTGCCACTAACAACTTCAGTTGTATGTAAACAATCAGTTGCAAGTGAAATAGTTTCATTCACTGCACTACCATATACTTTTATTGCTACCTTATGAGGCGTTTTTCTTAAAATTGTTTTTGGCATATTATTCCCCGAGTTGCTTTATAACACGTATAAAGTTATTCTTAGATTCACGCATGTAATCTACTATCTCATATTTATTCTTCAAAAGCATATTTAAATTATTTTGTGTTTGTTCATCTATGGCGACTATACTTCCATCGCTTAAAGTATATTCTAATTTGCCATTAAAATTACTGATAGTTTGTTTCTTAATTTCAGTTATAACTGGATCAATAGAGAATATGTTAGAAGAAGCAAGTTCAATGTATGATTCTACTAATGTATCTGTAATTTTATTAACGTTGTGATATTTTCTTACTAGTACTGCTATTTTTTCTTCTGGTATTGAATTGTCTATATCATTTATTAACTTGCTAGTCTTAATATAATTAACTATATTTTGTCTTGCTTCTTCTAAACTCTCTACAACCAAGTAAGTCTTTTCATTATTAATATAAACTCTTAAATCATTATCTATGGCAATGCGATCTCCCTGATAGACAAATGTATCAAGGAGATTATTTTCACTTAGTATATTTGACTTAAGCGTCTTGTACGTTATCATCTACAGTAAGATCTTCTTCTGAATGGTTAAACATATTTTGAGCAACTTGAACTCTATAATCATCAAGTGCTGCTGACACTTTATGAGATATTGCAGAATTAAATGTATTCTCAATAGCAATAGAATCACCATCTATAAGCGCATCAACTAATTCACGTGTCATTGTTCATCTCCATATTTTTGATCAATCTGTGCTGCCATTTCTGCAGAATGTGCATTGACTTCAGCTTGAGCTGAACCCTTTGCTTTAATTTGTTCTACTTCACCGTCTAATTTTTCAGCATTATGTTCTTCATTTTCAGCATCTATTTTTTCAATTTCTTCATCACTTAAACGAAGAATATGCTTCTTAACATAAGAAGGTGAATAGTACTTGCCAACAAATGGATCTATCGTTGCAAGTAAGTTCATTCTTGCTTGCATAATTTCACTGTCTTTAATCTCAGCAAAATGATTATCTTTAACAAAGTCAAATCGAATATTTCTTGCTAAATCATCCCACTCATCTGCATTTATAATACCTTTAAGTACTAATTGTATCTTCAATGCATCTAAGAATAATATCGAAAACTTCTTACGAATTCTTTGTACAAACTTTGTAAACTTTATTTCATCACGAGTAATCTCAGACGAACGACCAAGATTAAATGTGCTATCTGATTTCAATCTACTTGCCGGAACATTTAATGCTTGATATAGTTTATCTTGGAAGTATTCAATGTCTTCAATTTGTCCAAGTGTTTGACCACCTGGAAGTGTAGTAATCTCTGTACCTTTACCACCTTCACGGCGTGGCATCCAGAAATCTTCCATAAGAGACATGTGTTTACGATCATCTCTTACTTCACCGGTAGTTGCATCATAAACAACTTTATTACGAAACTTATTCATAATATCGTTAACGTATTGTTCTGCTTTTTGCTTTGGCAGATTACCTACGTCAACGTAAAAAATTCTGCGCTCTGGCGCTCTACTAATTCTATAGATTACCAGTGCGTCTTCCATCATCTTTAATTGATTAACTATCTTAATTGCTTTATGCAAGTATGATAGCATTAATCCAGAATTAGAATCAGTCACGCCCGATGGAGCGTATATGATAGAATCTAAAGGAAGCTTAATCCCTTGCATTCCACCTTCACTAATTCCTTTATCATTATAAAGATAATATTCTTCTATATTTTTAATGATCTCTACACCAGTGGTATTTTTGTCTCTCTGAACATTCTTGATCTTGCGAATTTTTCGTGGATCAACCTGGCGTAATTCAGCAATACCTTTTTTAGGATTCTTATCATCAATTAAAATTTGATAATATAATCTACCATCGATATACCACGATCTAAATATATCATGGCCTCTTTGGTCAAACTTCAATAAAGACAAAATTTCTTCAAATTCATCGTTAATTTTAGTCTTTATTGAAGTTGATAATTTTAAATCATCGAGTATAATTTTAACAGAAGAACTATCTTCATCTGATACGATAGCTTCATTTGTGATATCGTCAATAGCACTATCACAATCTGAATACTGCGATATTTCTCTATATCTACGAATTAAATCATTTTCATTCTTTATATGTGCTTCAAGTGTCATCACCTGAGCATAATAACCAGACGCAGAAGATGAAAGAACAGTTGAGCCATCATCTTGCGATGGTGACACAACTGTCACTTGCTGAGACTGTTTTTTACGCTTTATTTCAAAACCAAATACTTGCATTATATATTAGCCTTTGACTATTAACTAATAGGGAATGATCCAATAGGTGTATCAATAGTTGATGTAACGCCAAATACTCCTGATTGTGAAGTACCAGATGTCCAGTAATTATAAATAAATGTCACATCGAATGTTTCAATTGTATTAGCTGAATCAAAGTCAAGACCTATCGCACCAATTTCTGTTGGATATGCATCGATAAACTTATAAGACTTAACAATTGCACCGTTACGATCTAGTTGATGTACTAATAGATCTACCTGATAATCGCGTGGATTTACACGACCATTAGTGGTTGTCAAATTCTGAACACCATTAGACCAATTTTCCATAGCGTTACGGATTGCAAAATCCGTATCATTGTATACAGTAATAGCCCAAGGTGCAAATGAACGCTCACCGGCAAAGTTTACTGCGCGACCACGATATTGAATTGGAATGTTTTCAATTGTAGAAGCTGGTAGTTGTGCAGATTTACACAAGAATTGTGCTTTAACTCCAACTATTGGACCCGCTGATACGAAAGATGGGAAAGCTAACTCTACTCTAAATTGGTTGGCGCGAGCACCCCCGCCAATCATCTGAGCTTTAAAATCTGAAATATTAGCCATTAATGACTCCTTGTTATTCTCTTTAATATTTATAAGATTGGCGAGACATTAATCTCGCCAATACATTAGCCACCAATTTCGTCAAAGCTCACACTTGAACGAGCAGCAATAAAGTTTAGAGTGATGAAGTTGATAGAACGATTCGGTTTGATAAAGATATCTGCAACGAATTCATTGCGATCAATAACTTCACCGGTATTATTACTTTCATCGCATTTAACACGGAAGTCGACTACACCACGACGACCTTGTACATCACGTAAAAATGGTTCAACTAAATTCTTAAACTGCGCACGAGTGAATGAATCGTTAAACTCAAACATCTGAAATCTAGCAGCAACGGCAATGGATTTTTCTAGTACAATGAATAAACGGCGTACATTGATACGATCAAATGCACTTGGTCTAGCCAGCATTGTCTTATCGCCATAAAGAATAGTTCCCTGACCTGGGAATGATGTAACTGGATTAATACCATTCTGATATAAAATGTCTCGATCAGATTGATTTGGATTAAACCCTAGTTTAACAATGTTTTTAACTTGACCGCGATTAAAACCACCTGGAGAGAACCAAGGATCGGCTGTATAATCAGTACGCGCACATAGACCAGCTATATCGCCATTCAATGGAACCCAACGATATGAGTCATTATAACGATCATATTGATATTTGGATCCAGAATCGATTACTGCATAAGAGCTATTAATATTAGTTGAGGTCTTATAGTTCAGAATTGCTGTTGTTGCATCTGAACCTATAGAAGTAATAGGTGACCCATCATTGTTTCTTGGAGAGATAAACATCATACAATCTCTGCGGTTTTCTAAAGCACTTACAATAGATTGCGCAGTAGAAGCTGATACACTTCCAAGTGGAACTAATGAAACATCATATTGCTCTGCATTTACTAATAAGCTATATGCTGATATGATGTTTCCATCAGATGATACAAAATCATCTGCACCACCTGAAAGAGTCTGATCAGATACTGCTTGCATAACTGCAAGAGATGAATACACATTAGAAGCAACAGCTAAACGAGTCTGACCCCATGTTGGTTTAGGTACAGAAGTTAGCTGAAGATCTGATGGTGCTTCAGCTGATAGAGATTCAACTGTCTTAATAATATATTTTGAAACTGCTGCTGGGCTACCCGATACTTCAGTAGTAATACTAGCAATAGTAACTGTTCTATTATTATTTACAGATCCAGCAATAGTAATTTTTCTTCCTACTTTATCTGCAGCAGAGTCATACCAAGCTTTGAAATTACCAAGAGTTGTAAATCCATCGGAATCAGTAATTTCAATTTTGCCTAGTACGCCGGTTTCACCACTAACAGGTGATAAAGTACCACCAACAGCAGTAGAAGCTGTTACTATATTGCTAGTTGGCTCTGATAAACTAGCTGAATGATCTAACCACCATATGTATCTAGAACTAGAATTGACAACACTCTTGTAATAATTATTAGAACCATCGCTATTCTTAGCATCAGATAACTTAGATAGGTATGAATATTTTTCTAAAACTGTTCCGGATAGACCACTAAAGTCACCTCTTGCATTATCATAAATTACAATATGAACTTCGTCATTTGTTACGCCCGATTGAGTTGCATATGCACTTGTTCCAGGAGCTCCTTGAAACAAGTTTTTAATTGAAGTCGATGCTGAATTCCAATTACCTGCATCTAACATTACAACACGTAATCCATTTCCTTTACTTCCAGGGAACTTAGCAGCCCATGTTCCATGTGTTGCTTCCCCAACATTAAATGAATCTAGATATGTAGCTACATTCTTAATTTTAACGCCACTAACTGTGATTGCCGCTTGTGCAGTAGCAGGAGTTCCTGAAGCTGGAGGAGCAATAGTTACTGTAGGTGCACTAGTATAACCAGTTCCTGGTGTATTAATAATAATACCTGTAATAGTGCGAGTAGTCGATGGATTAGCTGCATCGGTATATGTTACGCTTGCAGTTGGAGCAACTCCTCCAGGAAGATTAGGTGCACTAAATGTTACTGCTGGAATTTCTCCAGAGCCACCAGCGCCACCAGTTTTAACATATCCGGATCCCGCTGAAACAAGTGTCATTGATGTTACGCCACCACTCTGTGAACTAACTGCATTTCTAAGTCCAGTTGCATCACTTCGTACTATCAACATATTGTTAGTATATGATAGGAAATTAGCAGCTGTAAAGAAAGACTGATAATTAGAATCAGTTGGTGCACCGAATCTAGATACTAAATCGGTTTCTGAAGAAACTCTAACTGGATCTTCAACCGGACCCCAAGCAAATGGTCCAGCGAAGGCTCCAGCCGAAGAAGAAACTGCTGGCACAATTGAAGAAAAATCTTTTTCTACAACGGCTACTCCTGGGCTTAGTTGAAAAGGCATATTAAAACTCCTGTTATTATACAATACACATCTTTTGATGTCTATTTTATTTATCTATAGTCAGTTTTTAGAAGTTCGCAATTACTTGCTCACTATCTCTGTTTCCATCATCATAAAATCCAAATGGTGTTAACTGATCTTCAATTATCTTAATTTTATTTTCATATATCACTTGTCTAATATTTATATTACTTAATTCTTTGAAATACGAGTTAGTGGTTGCCCATGAAAATAAAATAAGAGGCATCACTAAATCATCATGATATCCATCATCTGCTTCGAAAGAGGTCTTTTTCTGAATAAACGTAGAGATTTCTGATATAATATCAGCATCTGGAATTAAAAATTTCTTTTCTTCAACTAAAGTTTTAAAGTTAGTACATCCTATTCTCTTTACTTTCTTATCAGTCATAACTCCAAATTGAGTTTTACCTCCACCAAAACCGCCCGATATAACTTGTCCATCTGTATTTCTATTCACCATTATAAGATTATCGTACTCATACTCATTATATAAAATGTCTGCAACTTGTTCGGAACTATTTATTTCAATCAGTACATAAGCATTATTGTATTCTTTCCCAACTTTATATATCACTGTTGGATACAAGAGTGGACTTATTTTATTATCGCGATATTTGCCAACAACCTTGTAAGGCATAGTAGACATATCTATTATGACAAATGCAGAATAGTCTCCATTAACTCCCTTTGCGGTATCTGCTACTATACAATATGTTCTATCTTCTTCAGCACCACCCATAGAAGCTTTAACTGGCTTTTCATATATATCCAAACCATCCTTACTGTATATGATGTCTCCAGGAGACATCTGTGATATAGCATTAGAGGATATAAGTGTAAGACTTGAACCAAGAAACTTACAAAGAACTTCCTGATTAAACTTAAGATCACCAAGCAATTTATGTTGTTCAATTGCCCACTTTTCATCTCTACCTGGAATATCAGTATATGGAATAAACAATGGAATGAATCCATTGCGTCCTTTTTCAGCATCATTCCAGAATTTCCAGAAGTGATTATACCCAAGAGGAGTTGAACTTAATAGAATCTTTGTTGTTTGACCAGCAGAGATTGTAGGGTAAACTGATGTAAAGAATTGCTCTGCAACAGTGTTTGGAATAATTGCAGCCTCATCAACATATAACATATTAACAGACTTACCACGAATACCAGATGTTGTAGTTGCTGAAGTGAATACTTTAGATCCATTCTCTAGTTCAATATCACCTTTGTTCCATGTTATAACACCTTGCTGCATCCACTTGGGAAGCATCTCATACATAACTTGATAGCGATCAAGAACTTCTCTAGCTGCACTTGCTTTATTAGCAAGAATAGCAACTGACTTATTAGCTTGAAATAAAGTATACCATAATATATAAGCAGCCGAAGTAGTAGTCTTACCCTGCTGACGTCCTTCCATAAGAATAACCATACGGTTATTATGAATAACATTTAGCTTATTAACTTGACATGGGTAAAGATTAAACTTTTGAAGACCGTCGTCTAGTGTTACAATATAGCAATAATTATTAATGAAGTATATGTGATCTTCTGCACATTTCATATACTCTTTAAGTTGATCTTTATCGAAAGATATAACTTGACCAGCACTCTTTAGATTAGAGTTAGAATTATAAAATTTTACATCGGCAACCATGTATACTAGTATTCATTCCAAGAAGTAGTTATATTACCAGTTGTAGTATTACCAA